TTCTTGTTGTGCTTGCCTATTTCGTGCTGCCATGCCTTGCGCAAGCAGCCGCATGATTTCGTGTTCCCTAATATCAGGTCCCAATCCCTGATTTCCCCGGTCAGATTGCCACATTCGCACTTGCAGATGTAGTATTGACGCTGATTTTTATAATGCCCTTTTTCTACTACGGTCAGCTTGCCGTATTTCTCACCGATTTGTACTCGATCTTTTTTCATATTTTGCCTCCTTTTTTATTCAGATTTCTGGGAACGAAGTCCCGAAAATTTTAATGCCAATATTTTGATACCCCCCTATATGCGTTTCAAAATCCGTGAATTTTTTTTCAAAAATTTTCCAGATTCGGTGCCGATTTGTGTCCGATTTTAGAGAATTTTTATATTTCCTGACTTCCGGCTCTGATCCCGTGGGGCCTGTGGACCTGTGGCAGCTATGCCGGGAGGTTGTAAGTCCAATATTTTGGACTATACCCCTAAACCGCTTTAAACGGCGTTTAATGGGCTTTTATGCCTAAAACATATATTTTATCATTCTACCACTAAAACCCGCCTAAAATGTCAAAATATAGCTTTATAGAGTTATGTGCTTTTAAACATGCTGGGACTTTTTCAGGACTTCCAGAAATAACAATTATATAGTTTATGGAGTTGTATATCCTGTATAATATGCCCGTATAACGCTATATTTTGCCTATATAGCCCGCTTATAATATAAAGTGGTATAAATACCCATACCCGAACAAAAAGCCTTTTAAAAGCCTATTTTGAAAAAATGGGTATAATATGCCCGTGATGATCCCGGCGGGCCTTTTCTGTTTTTGGGTATAGTATGCCCGTGATATTTTCAGGACTTCAGGAAAAGCCAAAACTATAAAAGTGATATACTTCCATGATGGACCCGGAAAACATAACGCCGGGACTATACTCCCATGATTGCATAATATGCCCGTTTTAGCTCTTTTCCCGTTCCTGTGGTAAAATATACCATGATGTGAGAAAAAGCCCATAAAAGCCAAAATATAAAGCTATGTGCTTTTATTAAGTTGTCAAGGATCATAAAACGCCGGGCCGGGGTATGATCCCGGATAGATCAATAAAAAATATCAATCCATAGCCAAAAGACACACGGCAAAAAGCCCCAAAAGGGGCTATAAATTAATCTATAACAATTTTGTCTTTATCTGATACAAAACTATTGAAAAAGTCGACCGCTTTTATATATGCAGTTTCTTTATTATCATAGTTCGGGAGTGGTATATCCATATACGGAAAAGTCTCGTATATATCCCCGTATAAATCGGAAACAATAAAAAATTTATCCTGAAAATAATTAATTTCGCAATCAAGATATATTTTGTTATAGTCCTCAATATCTGCCATCTTTAAATTTTCCATATCATAACTATAATTTATATAACTATATGAATTAATATCCATGTTTTAACCTCCTTATTATGTGTCTTTTCTATCAACAAAAATGTTTTTGGATTCCAGAAAATTATAAAAGTATGTCTCTTTATATGCCCGCCAATTTTCGGCCCAACATATAACGCAATTTTGGACCCAAAACGGGACCTGTAAAGCATCCAAATCAGGAAAACAACATAATTCAATAGTTTTTCTGCAGGTTTCAAGTTCCGGCTCGTTGCGGCCGTAACGTTCTTTTATATAGTGTAAATTTGCGATCCAATACGCAAGGCCCTCCAATGAATTATATTGCTTTTTTGTCAAGTGCATTTCTAATTTTACCATGTTGTCACCTCCTTTTTAACATATTTCAGAAAACATTTTTAATTCACATATAAAGTCGATAGGATCGGCAGCGAATTTATCAAGCCATGTATAAAAATGTGTGTCAAGATAATTTGAAAAATTTTCAAGGGCTGCCGGGTTATTGTTAAAATTTTGTATTGCCTTGATTAGCTCTGATTTATAGGTTTTTTTAAAATCATGTTCAAGGCTTTTAATCTCTTTTGTTGTCATGTGGTTGACCTCCTTTTATTTTGTTGTGATGTGGTTTAGTTCCTTTTCAGGAGGCCCCCGCCGGGAGTCGGACCCGGTATTAAAAGCCTGTATCTTTTCGGGGGCTATGTGTTTTTATAGCCATTCAATATTATTAATATAGCCATCTTTCAAGCCCGTGACATTTTCAAGCCCTTTTATCATTTCGCTATATCGATAAAGTTCTTTTGTACTTTCATTTCTAAAAATAACGCTCCACGCATACGCTTGAAAAGGTGTAAATATATCACCCTTGCAGGTATAGGGGCTTTTTGTTATATTGCCATCAAAACCTAATTTATTATTTTTTGTCTTTACCTCAAAAATAATACCTGTTGTATTAACTTTTTCCTCCGTGGGCTTTTTGTGCATCCAATGATTTATAAAATGTACTGTAATTTTATCACCATCTTTTAACATACGGCATACACCTCCTTTTTAAAAACTTTTATAATTTTCCATTGTGCTATTAGCATACGGTAAAATGTTATAAAACGTGTTACATGATGAAAACGGGGTCCGCAAGTTTTCAATTTCTTTTCTTGCGTTTTCATATTTCTCTAAGATCTTTTTACGGGCTGCAAAAGCCTTTTTGCACTCCGTCAAAATATCGCTTGCGCTTATAATGGGATATTCTTGATTGGTTTTCATATCCTCAATAGTTTTTTCGTTTATGATCCCTTCAGGAGCATAAAAGATATAACTGTTTATGTTGCTGTATTCATAAGAGCCGGAAATATAACAATTTCCATAATTGAAATGATTGTAAAAATATAACTCTGTATCTTTCAAAAAGTCTTTTATCATATCTTTAAATTTTTGATAATGTAGCGGGTATTTACTCCACTTTTCCGGGCTTGCTAATATTTCATTCTTTAAAGCATTAGCGACAACTTTTACTTTCATTTCGTTAGCAACTTTTAAAGCAGTATTTAAAATTATTTCCGCTTCGTAAACATTAGCAAGTTTTTTTTCAAGTTCTGTAATAGTGGGTTTGTTTTCCTTGCGTACGTTCACACGCTGCATTATTGATTCGCAACCGATAAAGAGGTTGTTAATTTCTGCATCTAACTTGTTAATAGTGTTCTTGTTTGCGTCGATCCTTTTACGGATTTTTTCTTTTTCCTTTTCGTAACTTTCAAAAATAGCTTTTAAAATATCATTCATGTTTTTATCCTCCTGTTGTTGTGATGTGGTTTTTTGGTTGCTTTAAAGTGATATTAAAAGTGTTACATACTGCATTTTATTGCTTTTTTTGTCGATCCTGTAAACTGCCGGGAGTGCATAATCATCTATAAAAGCCGAATTATAATTAACTATGTAATTATACTTTTTCCCGCTTGCTTTTTCGTTCCTTTTCAGGTCCGATATTATGCCCGGCGTCAATCTAATTTTCATTGTGTCACCTCCTTTTTTGATCCGCTTCACGCTCACGGCGGCGGGCCTCGATTATTTTCTTTTGTATTTCGTTGTGTCTTTCCGTTTGCTTTTTATCGATCCCGGAAAAATCTATTACCATATAACAAAACATTACAAACGGCAGTAAAGCTAAAATATACAATAACATTTTTTACACCTCCTTTTTTGATTGCCTTGCTTTTCTGTTGTGAGTAAAATATATCATATATTTTCGTATGTGTCAATACACTTTTTAATATCTTTTTGTAGTTTGTGAAAAGTATATAAAAAAGTATGTGTCAATACTATTTTTTATTGTGCAAAATGCACTACAAAAGAGTATATAAAAGAGTATGCAAAAGTATATTTATTAATATGTATATAGAAGTATATGCCGACAAAATATGAAAAAAGTGTATATAAAAAAGTATTGACAACTGTTTTTTAAAATGATATTTTGTATGTAAATGTATCAATACTTTATTTTGCCGGGGGTGATAATCTGTGGATGATCTAAACGAAAAAGAGAAAAAAGAGCTTGAAAAACTCAGGAGGCAAAAAGAAAAAAAGTTAAAAAGGCAGAATGAATACGCCGCCGCCTATTATGATAGAATTGCGTTTGTATTGCCTAAGGGATCAAGAGAAAAAATCCGGGCCTATTATGCCGAAAAAGGGCTTGAATCATTAGCGGATATTTTCAAATACTTGCTTGAAAAAGACGGTTTTACGCTTTAAAACTTCCAGAAAAAGCCGGGACTTTTTACGGGTCCCGAATTTTTCAAGCCTATTGTATAACGTTATATGATGTATTGATAAATACTATTGTTAAATATTATTGCAATAACTTCTTTTTTGGGGGTGATATAGTTCCATGAGTAAATATAAAACAGCTAATAAAGATCAGGATAAAAACCCCGAAATTATAACCGGGGTTGTTGAAAATAGCAACGATATAATTTTAAATGATATAGGGGCCTATTTGGAGTATATCCGGGGATGGATTAATAAAATTATAGCTGATGAGGGACTTTTATACGCCGAGCCGATGGATAATAGAAAAATCTATCCGGCGTTTAATTATATTCAATTTACCTACCTTTTAGGCCGGGTATGTGATAATGTTTATAGGGTTAATCTGGAGTTATTATGTAAACCCCAAATATATAATAATTATAATAAACCGTATTATGATCCCCAAAAAGTTAAACTATGCTATGAGGTTTATCAAAAACTATGTGGGTTTTATGGGTTTATATGCAGTATTGAAGGCTTTTATCTGTTTTCAGGAATCGGAGAGAATACTCTAAAAGAGTGGCTAAGCTCAGGATATAGCGATATTTACAAAATTGCATTAGAAAACAGTAAAAACGCCATTGTTAGTGACTTTGAGAATAGCAAAATACCGCTTCTCAAGTTGGCTGCCGGAAATTATAAATATAAATTAAATACTCCCGTGAATGATCGTCAGGAGGCCGCCGCCGTGGACGTGCTGCCGGACCTGTTATCGATTTCTCAAGATAAAAAGCATGATAATTTGTCTTTGTCTGACGTACAAACGGATCATAACTGACAAAAAGCAAAAATATGATTTTTACATAATGCGAAAAAACCTTGATTTTATGGGGCTTTTCGCAATTTTTTAGAACATTTGTTTATTTCGCTAAACTTGAGTTTAACGAAATAATGCGCATTTTAGGCCCGAAAAAGAGCTTGCTCCCGGATAGATAAATCTCGAAAAAGTCCCCGCTTGTTTTCCGTTCCTGTTGTGCGTGGGTAGGTCCCCGGGGGTTTGTGGGAGCTGGACCCCGGGCCCGCAATTTAGCCCCCGACCTACCGACAAAACAAAAATCCGACCTCTGAGGACAGAACATAACTAAAGTTAAGAGGCAATATTAAACATTGCCAAAACATTATCTAAGGCTTTAGTGATTAGGCATACACCATTTAGCTGTACTGAAGATATATGGCTCATAACACCATTACTGTTAGACCTTTAAAGAATACCACTCATAACTTTAGGCGATTTAGAGATAAGAGATAGATATATAAATAATATAAGGGCGCATAGACGGTCTAAACAGGGTGTTGACACGGTGTATAGACGGTCCCGACACAACTTGTGTAGGGACAACTGATACTGTAATATATAAACTAAACTAAAGGGATTAAGGATATAGCACTTAAAATTCGTTAAAGTTATAGTTAGGCGAAATAATTGCGTCTTTCTAAAATCGACGAATACCGCAATCAGATCCCCATCAGTGCCCGTTCTATCGGTTAGGTCTTTCTTGTAACCAAAAAACTGATTACAGGAAGGGCGAAAAACATGGATAGAAACAATGAGTTAATCAAAAGCAAGCGAGTTAGAAAACTGTTGGTTGAAAAATGGCAAGACATAGACGGTGTAGTTAGGTGCGTGTCTTGCGGAAGTAGTGAAAACATCGAATGGCACCATTCGATACCGATTGAGGTAGGCGGGCAAGACACATTTAGAAATCTTGTCCCGGCTTGTCACTCTTGCCATGTGGCAGCGCATAGTTGGCAAGATACCCGTAGGGAAAAGCTGAAACATAGAAAACCGAACATTAAGGGAGGCAGGAAGTATGTTGTTCCCGAAAACTACAAAGAGTTGGTAAAAGATTATATTTTCTGCAAGATCGGCAAAGAAGAACTCGGCAAACGTTGGAATCTGGCTATGAACATTGCAAGCGAAGAAACCCCGGACGCCGTTGAGCATATCACTGATAAAACGTGGTATCGTACGTTACTTAACGAATTGAACATTAAAAAAGTCAGCAATAGGCTTGATATGTACTGCTCCAGAAAGCACCCTGAGAAGCAAACGTTAAGAGAGGGCGCAGAAATTGGCGTGATAACTTACATGAACGGTGAAGTTGAGAAAATCGTTTATCACGATCCAGACCCTAAGACCACGATAAGAGAAATTCGTAGGTCTGACAGTTATAAAATGGCTCTTAATGATTATATCTATTGCCGTATCGGGCTAAAAGAACTCAGTAGAAGATTAGCTGATATTGAGGGTGACGATATGCCTAAATACCTTTTTGGCATGACAGATAAGCCGTGGTACAAGGAACATCTTGACGAACTCGGCATAGCAAGGGTGGTAAACAAGGTTGATAAGCCATCGGCTGCATATATGGCAAAGGGATTACTTGGATATATCGTTTACAAGTCCGGCAAGGTGGAAGATATTTACAAAAACAGCTTACAAGTCTCATTTGGTATGTAGAACTCCTGACCTGCGGTGCTGAAGGGCGGGTAAGACACCCGCCTTGCGCTGCGGGGAGAATTTCAAATTTGCCCGTAAATGCCATTTTGGAACTTAGGTGTATATTTTATCGTCTGAGGGTAGAAATAGGGGTAAATGGTCAAAATATAAAGCGTAGGGGGCATAATATGAGCAGGCAACTCAAACGTGAAAACAAAAAAATCACTGAGGCACCAAAAAACGAGAATGAATGTATCTGGCTGTATAACGAGGTCTGTTGTAACGATAGTTCAGAGTGGTTGGCAGACTTTCCCCATGAATTTTGCAAGAGTTGTAGGTATTTTACCAAAGAGCGTAAGTGAGGAGCGAAAATGATAACATCGGCAAAAGGCGGGATAGAGGCCACAAAAGCGTATATGTGGATGACTAAAGAGAAATGGGATAGTGTGGTTATGGAAATGCCTGAATACACTTATGTTGACCCGGTAATGTACGCTAAGTGTGCTAAGAAACTTGGAATGTCCTACAACACATTTTGGAAATGGTATCAGGTATGGTATGCGTGTGGCAAGACAACAACGGTGTTACCGTTCATAAAGACGGAGGCTGAGATAAAAGCAAGGGATGAACAGAGAAGAAATCGAGATAAGGCTATCGGAGTATCAGACTTACCAGAAATACAATGGCGCAGATGATAAACTTGTTAATGCTATGGAATTAGCCGTAAGGCTTGTTGACGAAATAGGCGATCCGAAATGGACGATAGAAGTAGCGCATAGGGCTATGAATGTGATTAGGGAACACATAGCCACGAAGTCAAGAGGCACGTTTGAACAGCTTGAACAGTTATCGCAAGATCAGAAACAGGGCTTTAAGATTATAAACCAATACTATAACTGCATGAGATACGCCGCTAAGTATGAGTTAGATAGCTTTTGCCTGTATGTTGAGCGATACAGACCTAAAAAAGAGCGATTTTATGAGCCGAGGCGTAAGCGTTTGAAAATGTTTGTTGATGCTATTCAGGACTTGGAAGATGATAAACTTGACGAATTGTACTTGCACTGTCCTCCGAGAATTGGAAAGTCGCAGCTTGTAACAATGGCTACAACATGGCATTGTGCAAGGAATGATGAACCATCAAACTTGTATGTAACCTACTCAAATACATTAGGCGGGGCTTTTGTGGATGGTGTTATGGAACTGATAAAGGACCCGACATACGCCTTTAGCGAGGTATTCCCGTATGAAAGTATAGCGCATACGGACAGTGAAGCACATAGAATGAACCTTACCCGTAGGAAAAAGTACGCTACACTTTCCGGGCGTGGCATGGAGGCGGGCTTAAACGGACAGTTTGACGCTAAAGGTTGGCTAATCCTTGATGATCTGCATGAGGGTATCAATGAAGTGCTTAATCAGGACCTTTTGGCTAAAAAACTAAAGTTTTTCAACAACAACGTGCTTTCCAGACAGAAACAGGGCTGCAAGATTATCGGCATCG